CGTGGAATGGTAATGCCTTTCCACCACTTGTAGTCCAAGGGTCGCCAAACATTACTCCTAATTTTTGTCTGAGTTGATTAGTGAACACGAGAGCTATTCTCTCACGACCAATCATTTGAGTAATTTTTCTCATTGCCTTTGATATAATGATTGCTTTGGCAGTTGCCCAACCATCTTTATCAAAGTCTGCCTCTAATTCTACTTTCGTAGTGGCTCCGGCAAGTGAATCAACCATAATTGTTACCAATCTATCTTTATCTGATTCACGAACTTTAGTTACGATTTCTTCAATCGCTTCAAAGATATCTTCTACGGTTTCTAAATGTAGGTATAACATCTTACTCATATCAACACCTATTACATCCAAAAACTCTTGTGAAACTGAAGTCTCTGTATCTATATAGACAGCGATTCCATCTTTCTTTTGAGTTTCTGCTAATATGTGGGCACCAAGTAGAGATTTACCACTTGATTCTAATCCATTGATTTCTGTAATTCTTCCAACTGCAATTCCACCATCTGGTCTATTTGATATAGCCAAATCTAACATGGAACTACCAGTAGAAATAAAATCTTTGATATCGGTAGGTGTTGTATCCGTACCATCAAGAAAGTATGCTACTTTAGTATCTTTGAATTTTTTATTTAGTGAGTCGGCTAATGTTTTAGCCAACACATCATTTACTGATGACATTTTTTTCTCCTATCAATAATGTAATTGGGTGGTTAGGCGTACAATAACAGCCAACTCTTGTTCTCAATCTGTGAACTGCCACCCAAGTACGGGGTTCTTATTTATGAATTAAATAGATCATCGAAAGCATCTGATGTATTAGATACTTTAGACTTTTCCAATTCGGATGAAACAACAGTATCTACTTTAGTAGTAGATTCCTCTTCTTTTGCATCTTCTTTTGGATTCAACCATTCATTCAAAATCTCTGTCATATCATCATATGACAATTCTTGATAGATTTCTGTAATGTCCTGTTGTTTCTTTACGACCTCTAAGACTGCTGGATCATCAGAAATAGGTGTTTGATTTGGTTTAACCCTAATATTTGTTTTAGGGAAACTTGCACCTGTTTCTTCAGCTGATAGAAATTCTACCACGACATCACGACCATTTACTGGGTCTGTGATATCACCATAATCTGGGTCAGCAATAATGGAAAGCAACTCTTGATAAACCGTTTTACCAAAACCCCAAAACTTCACACCTTGTTTTTCCTCACCTCTAACTATTACTGGAGCAAAAGTTCTCATTTTAGCTTCCAACTTTCGAGAAAGTTGATAGTCTTCTTTACTACCACTTCCTCTTAGTTTTTGAGCAAACTCTTCAATAGGGTCTGGTCTACCAAAAGAAATTGGTGAAAGATAAGAACGGTTGTTCAAATTGTAGTGAAAGAATAACTCGATAAAAGGATTATCTTTATTAAAAGCGTAAGGTACGATTCTAATTTGTGTTTTTCCTGGTTGTGGTTTCCAAAGACTGGAAGTTCGAGTGTTTGTGGTTTGTAACTGATTTAAGCGTTTTTTAATTGCATTTAAGTCCATTGTTTAACTCCTTATGTATTATTTGTTATTTTTCATTTGTTAATCAAGTGTAACCTTGATACAATAATAAGTATCATACCAATAGCTTAAAATGTGATCTATTTTAATTAGATCAAAAAAAAAAGGTTCATTTCGTTTTTAAGTCTATTATAAGTGGAAACTAAAAATCGGTGAGAACCTTTTTTTTAAATTTTGGAAATTTTAGGGAATGTAGGATTTGCATACCTACAACTTTCTGCTCAGATTTTATTGCCCTTGTACCTAACACCCATCAGTTATGATGATTCTTCTCTGTCTGGTTAAGACTATCGAAGTGAGTACAACCTCTGTGTTATTGCCTTATCTCTCTGAGTTTAGATTGATTCAGCCATGAAAGTAGGATTTCAGTCTTACCCTTACCTACAACAAGGTCTAAAGAATTGCTTCTTTATGTGTTCAGAAAGTACATTAGATGATTGATGCCTCAACTACTTAACCATTCGGCCTCGTAGGTTCACCACGAACTCATCTTGGATTACCTTATGGGCTTCTAAAGGATACCCATTGTTCGGTCAATTCCATACAGAGTTTATAACTCCCTGTACTTTTCAAAATCCCAAATTGTCAAAAAACTTTGTATCAACCTTGATACAATAATATATATGTATATAAAACCTCAAAATACATTTTATTTTTATTTTTTTCAAAAAACTTTTGGTGATTCCAGAAGAAGTCGTCTGATCTGATTTCGGACTGCTAGCAGTGATTCTTAATCCTAATCACCAAAAACTTGTGGTGTCGTGGTTTTCTAACGATTCAAGTCAAAAGACTACCTTTCGGTCAACACCAATTTTGTGGAAAGGTAAGGACTCGAACCTTACAGAAGCTTTCAATCGGTATAGTAGATTGATTAAATCTAACACCCTACTCACTCCACCATTATCTTGGTTGATTAATCATCTCAACCTTAACGACATACATTCCAATTCTTTGAGATTTCAAATCGGTAGAAATCTCGAAACCACCACTTCGATTTCAAGGACTCGAAGCCCGTCCTAATTCTTGTGTCTTTACGCCCTTAGACACTTTTCAATCTTATCTCAATCTAATGAGTCGGGCTTTATCTAATTCAATCTTTATCATCCATTTCTTATACTATAATATACAACATATATATGAGAAAGTCAAGCTTTATTTTCACTTTTTTAAGCTAATTCTAACATTGCCAATGGAACATTATATAACATACCACTCATCTCAACAATGGCTTTCTTAACCTTCATCTTAGTAATAACTCCTGGAGTCTTTTTAGTTTTCTGAACCACAAAGACATTATCTCCAACACTTAGTGAAGATTTACCCAACATAGTTTTACACTCATTAATGAAAGCTGATAAATCGTTCAATTCTGAAAGACTATCTAATTTTCTAAGTTCTTTTTTTAAGTTTATTAAGTTTAACATTTTTTACCTTTTCTTTATACCTAAATATACAACATAAATAGTATATAAGTCAAGCACTTTTTTACTTATTTTGTCCTAATTCTAATAATTCTCTAAAATTATCTATATCGGCTACACCACCTGTATAAGCGTTTCCAACCCAATACTTTCTTTCCGAGTTTATCCACTCAGGGGTGATTTTCTCACCAATTTGACTAGCAACTTGTTCGGCTACAAATGTAGCATCTTTACCTTCTGTATCTCTCGATACATCATTTAATGTTACATTGTCAGGTACTTCAATATCTACATATATAACTGCTCTGTATCTAGCCATTAAAAATCGTGAGAATCTAACCAATCTTCAATTTCTTGTGGTGTCATTCTCCCGTCCTCTTGTAAATCTCTTCTCCAATCATCTTTTGTCATTCTATCCCACTTCTCAAAGTTTTGATTGGCTGTATGTTGCATACTAATATAATTTCCCATTTCAAAGTGTTCTTGTTCTGTAATATTATTTTCTTTTAAATAATCTCTTTTTTCCATCGTTTTTTCGTCCATTTCCATCATTATTACACTATAATATACGAAAAGTATGGCTCAATGTCAAGCTTTTTTTTAACTCGGCATATAACTATGTATATCTTCTATCTTATATTCTTTATCATTTGTAGCAGTAAATGTTGTTGGTAAATTATCCCATTGTCCTTTAGGTATCTTACCCATATCTGTCATTGAACCTTTCTCTCTTTCGGGCGGTAGTCCTTCTAAATCACAATAATCCCATTGTATCCATTCATCTGAATCATCCACTTGAACTAATGGTTTACTTGTTTGGAATTGGTGTAGTTGGTGTAAATGAATTCTCATATTAATAGTATAAAAAAAACCTAAGAATAGGAAATATACCCCATACTACGATACATATTTTTAATAACCAAACAGCTGTTATTATTGGGGCCATAAAATAAATTCTTACTAATAAAGCCAATACCATTTTAAATCCCATATTCCAATCACGCAAAGGCCATGTGTGTTCATAATAAAGTACTTTTGGATACCATTGATTACTATATACAATATCCTTATCTTCATCATATGTTTCAAAATGAGTAAATGGCCAATCTTTTGTATATATTTTTTTCCAATGTCCTTTAGGCCAAGTTACTCTACGATATACCGTATCTGGTGTCTTAGGTAAAGAATCATCCCAACCCATCTTAGTTTCTTCTTGTTACTCTCCGTCCACCTGATGAACTTGATGAAGAAGAACTTGTTGAAGAACTTCTTGTACTTGATACATTAGAACTGTTAGTTTGACCACTATTGTTATTACTTGATTCAGAAGTATTAGTTCTCGTTCTCGTAACAGTTAAATTTGTTCCAGGTGATTTAGTATCTCTTGTCCAAGTTCTTATTTTTGATTTATATAAATCTGTATAAGGTATGTGCATTGTATATCCACCTAAAGTATAACTATTATTATAGTATCCACCATTATAATTGTAATATGGATTATAAAAATTGTATCCTCTACCATATCCCATAAACCCACTAAACCTATTATACATCGTTTGATATGCCATACCTAATGATTGTCCTGCTCCATCTTGAGCATATATCCCAACTGACTTTAGTGGCCCTGCTACTGAATACGAATAGAATTGTTCTACCTCTTCATCCAGTTCTGGTGATGGATAAAACATAGAGAGTTGTGTATAACATCCCGATAGAGTCAAGCCCCCAAAGACAAATACACAACTCAGTAATATGTTTTTAAGTTTCGTTAATATGAAAATTTTAAAATCTATTAATCTGATTAATATGTTTGTAGGTTTCATTAATTATTCCTCTGACTATTAAAGGTATCTTGTTGTGGTGTATCTTGTATTGGATATGGATTAGATATTGTATATTCTATATTTGAGTAGTCAACCTTTTTAGCTGGTTGACCATCGGTTAATTCAACAACTATAAGTGCTGAAATGAACCCTAAAGCGAAATATACAAAAGTTATGTGTGTAATCATTTTCCATGTTCTTTCACATTTATAATTTGAAAAATCTTTGTCGGTATTATATTCAGTCCTGTCTCATTAGTAAGTATCAATGAATTCTGAAATTCTGTCCAATCAACCATAAACTTTTTATCCAATATCCCATTATTCTTAGAACGAATCACTTCATTTAATGCATTAATTGTATATAATGTATTGGTTTGTTTCTTTCTATGCAGTGAGATTGTATCTATTATACCTTCTTGAAATCCATCATCAAACTCTACATTATAAGTACAGATTAATTGTGATGGATCATTTTGATTTGAAAATACATAAATCTTATCATATAAAATATCATTACACTCAATGATAATATTAACAACATCTTCTAAGTCGGTTTGGCGAGTGAATGTACATAGTAGTTGAGTTTTCATATTATCCACCCCATTTCGCACTTAACATTTCAAGTGTTGCCTGTGTTGAACCATTAAATCGAATATTCATTTTTAAAGTACCAGTACCATATGCTTTATTGAAAACCTTAAACTCAAATACAACACCTGCTGCAGTATTAGTATCAGTAATATTAATCTTTCCTTTTAATTCTAATCCACCACTTGATTGATACTTTTGAACTTTAGCTCCTTTACCCGAAGTACTCCCTACTACCTTAAAAAAGGTAGGACTATAATCAGTAATTCCAAGAGCAAATGCTGCAGTATCTACAAATGTTGATTTACTTTGTTTTAATAAATCAGCCATAAACTTAAACATCTTTAGTGATGCATATTTTTGATATAAGAACTCAGCACTTTTAACACCAGTTAGTTTACCCTTATCATCTATTCCGATGTTAAAATCTGAACCATATTTATAAGAATATCTACTACTATCTAATTTACCAGATATTTCTTTTCTCCACTCACTTATTTGGTCTGATACTGAAACTGCCCACCCACTTGGTTCTTCATCAGGTAATTCTTGTTCACCTTTAGTTAAATTATAATCAAATTTTGTTGTTAAAGAATCCCAACTCTTTAAATATCCTTTTCCTTTACCAGCTTGTGCTTTTGCCTGTTTTAAAGATACACCGACAATATTACCATCCGTAGCTCCCCAATCGGATACGAATAAATTATTTAATGGAGCAATTCGTTCTACTTCAGAATCACCCGTACCAGCACTTATTGTAGGTGAACCTTTTACAAGAAAAGCATCTGCTGGATTCCATTTATCAGGATGTAAACCTGTAATACCTTTTGCAGTACTTCTAGCAGAAGAATGTAATTTATCTCTATCCCACTTCCAAGAACCATAACTTGATTTACATTTTAATGCAATAGATAATGGGTCATTTAATTGATTTAAAATATCTTTTTTAGGTTTTTCTGTTGGTAATCCACTTAACCATTTCTTTATATCACTTTTTGTTTTAGAACTTTCACCTTGTATTCCACTTATATTCTTTATTAATATAGAAAGAATTTTCTTTATATTTTGTGGTGTAACTGGAGATTTAACATCACTCTGAAACATTAAACCTACCATTCCCTCTTTCATATCAGTAGTAGTTGCACCTGCAGCTTTACCTGTTTTCAATCCCTTAAATGCTATAAGAATATTAACATACTTTGGTCTCCATGGCAATTTACCACTTACTGATTGTGTATGTTTTTTCCATCCACCTTTTTGCAATCTAACTTTATTAATAAATATTTTTTGTGCAGCATCAACAACAGGACCTCTACTATCTCTACCAATTTCTTTTAAATCTAAAACTACTTGTACCGATGGTTCTTTTCCTTTTTTTAAGTTAACCACTTCCATACTTCTAATACTTACTTTTCCACCTGTACTTGAATCTTTAGCTAATCTTTTAACAAAATCATCTACATATTTTTTAATAGCATCGTGTGGATTATCACCTCGTTTATCACCATAAACTTCACCAAACCCACCACTATCAAATTTAGCCTCTGTAAGTGTTTTTATTAACTCGATACGAGCATCAGCAGGCCATTTGAATTCTTTCAATACATCATATAATTTAATTAAATGTTGTTCGTTTTCAAAATCAGGACTTCCTTCATGAACTCTATAACTTAACTCATTTAATATTTTTTTAATGTCTGTTATCATTTAATTTCCTTACTCCACGGCGATACTTTTACTGGAAGATTATAACCCAATGCCACACCTAACATCAATCGTGTATTTCCACCTAATAAATATAAAGTTCCTTTATTATCTTTAATCACGATAGGTGGTGCAAATGGAACTTTCTTTTTAATACCATCTATAATTCTTTTATAATTTTTTTTATATTTTTTAGCCATTTCAATGGCCTTTTCCAATCTATCATCAGGATGAGTATCCAATATTTCACCTACATCAGTATTACTTATAGCCCTTAATTCTGTTTCATCAAAAAATTCGTATGGTGCAGTTTTTATACTGCTCCTACCATCATCTCTATCTTTCCACATTTTTGGCAATTTGGATTGAGTATAATCATTTCTAAAATACTCATCTATTTCCTCTTCAATTTCATCATGTTTATATGGACGAAAATATTTGTAATTTTTTAATGATTCAATTAATATGTCTTTTAAACTATACATTAAATTTCTCTGTTATGTCTCGCATCTCATGATAGTTATCTCCCATTGATACTTTAGTTGGATATTTACCATCTTGTTCTAATA